GATTATGATGGTGCCAAACCAGAACAATCAATTTGGCATTGGACTAGCACCCTTCTGTCCGTATGCCCAGGACGGAGATATTCCTGTTCGTTCTGGTGCCGTAATTTCAATTTTCGAACCTGATACTGGTATGAAGAATGAGTATAATGTTCGATTTGGTAGTGGCATTGTAATGCCGGAAAGCAAGATTATCGTATGAAACTATTCACAGCATTTTTAGCCGCTTCTCTAATTGCGACTCCCGCTCTAGCAGTAGAGCATTCGTGGAAGGTAACAAGAGTTATGGACGGCGACACAATCGAAGTCGAAGCTCCATGGGTACCAGCTCCAATTCCTCCGGTAATTAAAATCCGTGTATTGGGTGTTGATACTCCTGAAAAAGGTGGACGCGCACAGTGTCCTAAGGAAGCAGCGGCAGGTGAAGCAGCAACAAACTTTACTAAGTCTGTAATCAAACCCGGACAGGTTATTCAGGTTGACCTTAAAGAATGGGACAAGTTTGGTGGTCGTGTTCTTGGTTATGTAAAGTATAACGGCAAGGATTTGTCGGCTGAACTTATCAAGGGCGGACTTGCTCGTGCCTATATGGGCGAAAAGAAAGCATCATGGTGTAACTAAAACCTCTTTACTTTTGTCATGTTTTATAGTATATTAGTATTTGAATTGAAAAGAGGTTTACATGAAGTTTTATACCAGCGCACACCAATATGGCTCCAAGATTCTCGTTCGAGGTGTTCATAATGGTGTGCGCTTCAATCGTAGGGAAGACTTCTCTCCCACTCTCTATGTGAAGAGTAAAGAAGAAAGCATCCACAAGTCGCTGTATGGTGAGAACCTTCAGCCGATTGATTTCGAAACCAATAACGAAGCCAAAGAGTTTGTCCAAACATATGGTGAAGTCGATAACTTTGCCATCTATGGTCAGACTAACTTTGGCTATCAGTATATCACTCGCACTTTTCCCAAAGAAATTCAATGGGATATGAATGCGCTAAAGATACAGACTGTAGATATCGAAACGAAAACCGAGTTTGGTTTTCCTGATATCAATAATCCCATCGAAGAGATTCTCCTCATCACGGTCAAGGACCTAGTTTCCCGTCAAATTATTACCTATGGTTGCGGAGACTTTGATGATAAGAACTCTGAAATTATCAATAACCTTCGAGCTAGTGGTAATAAGTTTCTGTATGTCAAGTGTGACAATGAACGTGACCTATTAGAAACCTATGTCCGTTTCCATTCTGATAATCATCCAGATATCATTACTGGTTGGAACGTTGAACTGTTCGATATTGCATATCTGATTGCCCGTGTAGAGCGACTGTTCAATGATGAAAATGCCACTAAGAAGAAGTTTTCTCCTTGGGGTCTTGTGCAGCGCAAGAACATGAACGTCATGGGTCGCGAGATGTTCACCTATGAAATGAAGGGTATTGCTGTTCTAGATTACTTAGACCTCTTTAAGAAGTTCACATATTCTAACCAAGAGTCCTATAAGCTAGACCACATTGCTTCCGTAGAACTTGGTAAGAACAAGCTGGAAAATCCGTATGAAAGTTTCCGTGAGTTTTATACCAAAGATTGGCAGCGGTTCGTTGAATACAACGTTGTTGACGTTGAAATTGTGGACGAACTTGAACGTAAGTTAAAGTTGATTGAACTTATTCTCACTATGGCATATGACGCCAAGTGTAATTACAATGACGTTTTCTCACAGGTTCGAACTTGGGATTGTATTATCTACAATCACTTGTATGCCAAGAACATTCACATTCCACAGAAGCGTGACCAACAGGGCCGCGGCATCGAGGGTGCATTCGTCAAAGAACCTAAGCCAGGTAAGTATGACTGGGTTGTTTCGTTTGACGCAACTTCGCTATATCCTTCCATCATTATGCAGTATAACCAATCGCCCGAAACATTGGTGAATGGTACTGTATACGATACTACTGTAAAGGGTCTTCTAAATCGTCAACATGATTTGTCTAGTCTTCAGGACCAAGACTATTGTATGACTGCGAATGGTTATTGTTATACTCGCACTAAGCAGGGTATCTTTCCTGAGATTGTTGAAAAGTTCTTTGATGACCGTCAACGCTACAAGAAGTTGATGATTGCGGCTCAGAAGGAATACGAGAGCACCAAGAATGAAAAGCTAAGAAACGATATTTCTAAATATAATAACTTCCAGATGGCAAGAAAGATTCAGTTGAACTCTCTCTTTGGTGCCATGGGTAATGAATACTTCCGTTACTATGATGCCCGCGTAGCAGAGGGTATCACCATGACTGGCCAGTTTATCATTCAAGAGGTTGGCAATGCTCTAAATGAATACCTTAATAAGGTTGTAGGTACCGAGAACCATGACTACTCTTTCTACTCTGATACTGATTCTTGTTACATTTCCTTGGACCCTCTTGTTCGTAAGTTTTATCCTAATGTGGACCGCGATAAGCTCATTGATATTCTCGATAAAATCTGCGAAGAGAAAATCACAGAGGCAATCAACAAGAGTTGTGATCGACTTGCGAACTACACGAATGCATTTCAGAAGAAAATTATCTTCAAGCGTGAAGCAATCGCGGAACGTGGCATCTGGGTTGCAAAGAAACGGTATGCACTTAATGTCTATGACAACGAAGGCGTCCGTTACAAAGATCCGAAGCTCAAGGTCATGGGTCTCGAAATCGTTAGGTCATCGACGCCCGCGCCCGTTCGCACGAGTCTCAAAGAAGCCGTCAGACTCTGCCTGACTACAGATGAAGAGACACTACAGAAGTTCATTGAAGTTACCCGCGAGAACTTCAACAGACTTTCACCAGAAGAGATTGCGTTCCCTCGTGGTGTAAATGGCCTACAGAAGTATACATCAACATCGGACATTTATGCCAAAGGTACACCGATGCATGTTCGTGGCGCCCTGATGTATAACCATCTAATCGCCAAGCAGAAACTTGATAAGAAGTATGAACTTATTCAAGAAGGTGAGAAGATTAAATTTCTTTATCTTAAAGAGCCAAATACAATTCGTGAAAATTGTATCGCTTTTCTTGGAACTATGCCAAAAGAACTTGACATTCACAAGTATATAGATTATAAGATGATGTTCCAGAAAGCATTTCTTGACCCACTTAATATGATTGTTGACGGCTTAGGCTGGTCGACCGAACCTAAAGCAACATTGGAGGACTTATTCGCATGAATGCGCTACTAGATAAATTGAAGAAGAACAGCACCATTAAAGAAACAAATGTGCTATCAGAAAGCAAACTCTTTAGCACTAAGGATCTTATCCAGACCTCAGTGCCTGCCTTAAACGTGGCACTGTCAGGTAAGTTAGACGGTGGTCTGACTCCCGGGTTGACTGTCTTTGCGGGGCCATCGAAGCACTTCAAGACTGCCTTTGCCATGATGCTGGCTAAGAGTTTTCAGACAAAGTATCCCGATGGCATCATTCTGTTCTATGACTCCGAGTTTGGTGCACCACAGTCATACTTTGAAAACTTTGGCATCGATACGGGTAAGGTTATCCATACACCTATCACCGACATTGAACAGTTGAAGCATGATGTTATGAAACAGATTAATGAGATTGAACGTAAAGATAACGTCATGATCATTGTTGACTCTGTTGGCAACCTTGCTTCTAAGAAAGAAGTTGATGATGCCCTAGATGGTAAGTCGGTTGCAGATATGACTCGCGCCAAGCAGATGAAGTCTCTGTTCCGTATGATTACACCACATCTTACCATCAAGGATCTCCCGATGGTAGTTGTCAATCATACTTACATGGAAATCGGTATGTTCCCCAAGGCAATCGTCTCTGGTGGCACTGGCATCTACTACTCTGCCGACAATATCTTTATCATTGGTCGCCAGCAAGAGAAGCAGGGTACCGAGATTGTTGGTTATAACTTTATCATCAACGTTGAAAAGTCTCGCTACGTTCGTGAGAAGTCCAAGATTCCTATCGAAGTTACCTTCGAAGGTGGTATCAGTAAGTGGTCTGGTCTGCTAGACATTGCACTAGAATCCGGTCACGTTATTAAGCCATCGAATGGTTGGTATCAGATTGCAACCGATGAGAAGAAGTATCGTCTTGCTGATACATACAACAAGGAATTCTGGATGCCTGTATTGACAGATCCTACCTTTGGTGAATGGATTGAAAAGAGATACCGCATGGCAGGTGGGCAAATGATGGAGGGTGAAAATGTGGACATTTCTGACGAAGATATTTCAGAGGAATACGAAAACCTGTGAGCATTGCGGTTGCGGCATCAATCCTAAGAAAGATGCCGCAATCTGCCTACACGGTGAAGAGCATGGCATTGTTTTCGAACAGTGGGTATGCGAAGATTGCTGTATGAAAATCGCTTATGAATACGAAGCATATTATGAACTAGAGGACTCCGCAGTTGTCGAAGAAAATTGAAACGATTATCCTGAGTAAGTTGATTTCGGATGAGGATTACCTGCGTAAGGTAATCCCATTCATTAAAGATGAATATTTTACTGACAATGCCGAGAAGTTAATCTATCGGTATATCAATGAGTTTGTAGCCAAATATAATTCTCTTCCGACAATTGATGCTATCAACATTGCGCTACAGAATGACCGTAAGGTGAATGAAAAAGAGTATCAGCATGTTACTGAAACTCTAACTGCACTTGATGATGAAGTAGATGCCAATGAGAAGTGGCTTCTAGACCAGACTGAAAAGTTCTGTAAAGACCGAGCCGTGTATAACGCCATCATGCAATCTATTCAGATTATCGATGGGGAAGA